AGTGCTGTGCAAGCATGGACGGACGGAGAAGTTCCCGAAGAACAACAGCAAAACCTACGTGGCGCGGCGGTTCCTGCCTTACGGGGCCACCACGACCAGCGCCAGCACGCAGAACCGGTTCTCCCAGCAGATTGACGGGACGGGCGATCGGTCGGCCACCGTCGTTCAAGCGCATCAGGTGGCCGAAGGGGTGACGCCCACCCCGGAAGGTCTCACTCCGGTCGATGTGACGGTGGTGATGCAGCAATACGCCTGCCTGTTCGGCTACACGGATGTGGCCTCGGATTTCTACGAGGACGACTATCCCAAGGAGATGACGAAGCAGACCGGCGAGCGGGTCACGCTCGTCAACGAGCTGGTCATCTACGGGGAATTGAAGGCCTGCACAAACACCTTCTACGGCGGGACCGGCACGAGCATTGCGACGGTGAATGGGGGGCTGACGCTCAACCTGATCCAGCGCATCGTGCGGAACCTCCAGGCCAACCACGCGATGGAAGTCACGAAGATTCTCAAGGCTTCCGGCGACTACGGGACGGACCCGGTTGAAGCGGGGTATTTCGTGTTCGGCCACACGAACCTGGAGCCGGACATCCGCCGGCTGACGGGGTTCACCCCGACAGTGGAATATGCGTCGGGTACGCCGTTGCCGTTCGAGGTCGGGAAGTGCCAGCGGTTCCGGTTCATCCTGAGCCCGGAATTGGTCGAGCAGCAGGACGCAGGGGCCTCCGTGGGTGGCAGCGGGTACGTCTCGACCAGCGGGACGAGCATTGACGTCTACCCGGTCATCGTCATGGCCGAAGACGCCTGGAGCCATGTCGCGGTGCGGGGCATGGACTCGATCAAGCCGACCTTCCTGCCGACCGGCGTGCCGAGCAAGTCCGATCAGTTCGGGCAGCGCGGGTACGTCGGAGCCATGTGGTGGAAGGGGGTTATGCGGGAAAACAACGGCTGGATGGCGGTGGCGTATGTCGCCTCCGTTGCCCTGACGAGCTAACGGATGCAGGGATGGGGTCGGCTAGGACCGGCCCTATCCCCTCACACGAGGAAAGGATACGAACATGGATCAGTATTCCAGCGCACCACTCACACGGTCCAATGAAGCGGCTGGGGCGTCGGCGGGAACTACAACCACCGTCACCACGGCCCGCGTTGTTCCGTACACCATCAAAGGGAAAGCCTACCGGGGGTCGGCCCTCACCAATCAGGCGTTTCCCTCGACCGATCACGCGACCGGATCGGCCTTCTCCTCGATCGCGGCCTCGAAGGCGTGCGTGCTCGTCCTGGGCCGCAATGCGGCCGGCGATCTCGTGGCCGCGCAAGGGGCGTCGGTGGACTTGGACTCAAGCAACAACTACCCCTACGCGCCGCAGTTCCCGCCCATCAAGGACACGATGGCACCGTTCGCCTACGTGGTCTGTAAGAACGGGTCCACCGGATCGGCATGGACACCGGGGACGAGCAACTGGACGGCCACGGGGATGACCGCGACGTTCGTGGACATCAACGACATTCCTGATCGTCCGCAGACCTCGTAATCGGACGGTTAAGAGGGAGGACAACCGGCGGGGTTCGCAAGGACCCCGCCACTTCACCCGGAGGAACCATGACGCGCATGAGTTTCGTGAGTTGCGTATTGACCGTGATCGCCCTGGCGCTGATGCCGCTCCCGGCCTTGGCGGCCGACACCGGATTCCTCGATCTGGCCCTGAATCCGGCTGCAGCTATGGGCTTGGCCTTTATGGTGGGAACTGTCGCGCTGGCCAAAAAGCCGCGCAAGGAAGTCCATAACGCGGAGGTCAAGATTTCCCAGCCGACGGATGTAGTGACAGACCTCGATGAACCGTTGGACCTCGACCCCGACGTGATTGTGGTCACGCCGGAGGAACAACGGATGCTCAAGCGTCAATACAACGAGCGGTTAAGATCCAATAACGACTGGCTGACCATCCTTATCGGCGAGAGCGAGAGCGACGAGAACCTGCCGCAGTACACGGACTACGTGGCCTGTCAGGGCAAGGAACCCTTCATGCGTCTCAGGGACGGGAGCCTGATCGAGTCGCACGGCTATTTGCCGCGTGGGGTGGAGATCACCGTTCAGCGGAAGTTCATCGAGAACATGCTACGGGCCAAGAAGCTCAAAGTGGTCCATGACGTGACCGAGGAAAAGCGGAACCGGCTGAACCGGCAGTTTGTTCCCAGCTTACAGATCTCATTGATCGGGGCGTCACGCGAAGATCAGGAGTGGTTCATGCAGTTGTCTCGCGGGCGGGCGTAACGCATGTCTGTCGTCGCTCCAGCGCACTTTCTGGATATCGTCCAGCGGACGGCGCGTGAGTGCCGGGTGCCGGGCACCGGGCCATCGGCAGTGACCAGCCAGACCGGGCTGAATCAGCGGTTGGTCATGTGGGCGTCATCGGCATGGGTGGAAATTCAGAATCTCCATCGGTACTGGAAATTTCTCAGACTGTCCGCCTCTTGGACGACCGTGAACGGGACCGCCCTCTATACGATCGGAACCGGCGCTGGCACCGTGGGCGTGGCGGCGAGTGCGTTCCGTGAATGGGTCCGGGATAACTTCCGATGCTATCTCACGGCCACCGGTACGAGCGATGAACAGTTCATGGGCTATCGGGATTGGGAGGAGTTTCGGAATATCTGGCTATTCAACGCCAACCGATCTTTGCGTACGCGGCCCTACGAGGTCACGATTGACCCGTCCTATTCGGTGGGACTAGGGCCGACGCCTGCCTCCGGCTATACCGTGACCGGAGACTACTACCGGAAAGCTGTGCAACTAGCGGCTGATGCGGATATCCCGGCCTGCCCAACCGAGTATTTCATGCTCATCGTCTATGCTGCGATGAAGAAATACGGGGCGAGTGAACGGAGTCCGGCGATCTACCAAGAAGGGGCCACGCACTATAACCAGATGTTGCCGCAGATGGAACAACAATGCCTGCCGGATGTAACAGTGGCGGGGAGTCTCTGCTGATGGACGACGAGTTTATCATGGTCTGTAGCTGGAAGATGCTCGGCGGAGGCCCTGTGCCTGGGTCTGGACCGATTCGTGAGGTTGTGGGCGCACCATCCGGCAATGTCTATGCGTTGCGCGATGAAGCGGATGGCGGGCCGGCCGCGCTCTGGGTGACTGACGGGCGGCATCCGTGGGTGAGGGTGGGGTAATGGATGTCCTGACCGCCAATGACCGCATCATGCTCCAGGCGCTCGAGGCCGTGTCGCCACAGTACGACTATGTTCCGATGAAGGGGGGATGGGATCAAGTCACACCCATTCTCTCCCTGCCGCCCGGTATCTTGCGCGATGTCCAGAACTTCGAGGTGTCTCCCACGGGCGGGTATGCCCGGATCGGCGGGTATGAACGGTACGATGGCCGAGCCAAGCCATCGAACGCGACGTACTCCCTCGTCCAAGTCACCGCGTTTACGAACACCCCGTCCACCGGCCAGACCTTGACGGGGCAGACCTCTGGGGCCACGGGCATCATTATCGCCGTGTCCACGTCCAGTCTCTATGTTGCGCTGACGCGGATCACCGGCACCTTTACGACCTCTGAGGTGGTCAAGGTGGGTGCCACGACCATCGGCACGGCCACAGCTCAAACCGTGAGCTTGACTGCTCAGCAAAACGCTCAATATCTCAATCTCGCGGCGGATGAGTACCGGGCCTTGATCGGGTCTGTCCCCGGCTCTGGTCCGATTCGCGGCGTCGCCCATTGCGTCTTTTCCGGCGTCGATCACTTCTATGCGTTCCGCGACAACGCGGGCGGCACGGCGACAGTCATGTACGAATCCTCCACGTCTGGATGGACGGCAGTAAGCTTCTTCTATGAGGTCAGCTTTACCGCTGGCGGCACGGCCACGGCTGTAGATGGCGATGTTCTCACCCAGGGAGGCGTCACTTCCACCGTCAGGCGGGTGGTCCTGCAATCTGGAGCCTGGTCAGGCACGGCGGCTGGGCGGTTTATTATCAACGCCCCAGCCGGTGGGAACTTTTCCGCAGGTGCAGCAACCTCCGTCGGTTCCGGTGCCACCGTCACCATCTCCGGGGTTCAGACCGCGATCACGCTCACAGTCGGGGGAAAGTTTGAGTTCGAACGGGCCAACTTCGCCGGGACGCTGGGCAGCCGGAAGCTGTATTGGGTGGATGGGGTCAATCGCGGCTTTGAATTTGACGGGACGGTGGCGGTGCCGATCACCACCGGGACCTCCACCGATACCCCGAAGCACCTCTGCGAGCACAAGAACTTCCTCTTTTTCGCCTTCCAGACCTCCGTCATTCATTCGGGACCGGGCCTACCCTACAACTGGAGCACTGCCGGGGGCGCCAGTGAATTACAGGTCGGCGATACCGTGACCGGCCTAAAACGCCAGCCGGGCAATCAAGACACGGCGGCCCTGGAGATCACCGCCCTTGAGAACACCCACATGCTCTACGGCAAGTCGCTGGCCACGTGGAACCTGGTGGCGTTCAGTGAGGGCGTCGGGGCGCAGCATTACAGCGTACAGAACCTCGGTCGCACCTACGCGATGGGTGCTAACGGGGTCATTGATCTTCATGCCGTCCAGGAATACGGGAATTTCGAGCAAGCCACCCTCACGTGGGGCATCCGCAACTTTATCTACGATAAACGGTCGCGGGTCGCCTATTCCACCGTCTGCCGACAGAAGAGCCAGTACCGCCTCTTCTTCTCGGACGGCACGGGACTCTACATGACACTGGTGAACGGGAAGCTCTTAGGCTCAACGCAGGTGGCCTTTCCAACGGCGGTCTACTGCGCACACACCGGACAACTGGCGAACGGGGACGAAGTGATGCTCCTCGGTTCAGCCTCCGGCGGGTACGTCTATGAGCTAGACAAGGGATCGTCCTTCGATGGCGATAACATCGAGGCGTACTTCACGCTTAACTGGAACTCCGCGAAGCAGCCGCGGCTACTGAAGGAGCTTTTGAAGGCGGCCCTGGAGATTCAGGGGAACTTCTATGCCGCGTTCACCTTCGCCTACTCGCTGGCCTACGGAGACTCCACGGAGCAGCCCCAGCCCGCGTCTGCCAGTTACGAGTCCAACTTAGACAATCAGGTCTATTGGGATGGCAGCGGTGTTGCCTGGGATGCGTTTATCTGGGATGGCCAGACGTTGATTCCGTCGGAGATAGAGTTGGAGGGTTGCGCGGTCAACATGCAGGTCCGTCTTTCTAGCTCCACGGATTACATCTATCCGTTCACAGTTACATCCATGATGACGCGGTGGATTCCGGCTGCACAACTGAGGTAAGTATGCTGAGCGCGCTCAAGAAATCAATCCTCGGAATGGTTCTGTTGGTCGGCTCTACGATGCCGGCCTGGGCATCCAATGACTTCTATACGCACGGCTCATTTCCATCCCCCGGCTCTGCTGCGACCTCCGCCTCGATGCGGGCAGAACTCGATCTGATTTCTGCCGGCTTCGACAAACTTCCCACATTGACGAGCAATGGCAGTAAGGCCGTGGTGGTCAACAGCGGTGCCACGGCGCTGACCGTCACCACGGGGACCCTGACCCTCGCGGGTAACTTTGCCACCTCCGGGACCTCGGCCCTAACCCTGACGACGACCGGGGCCACGAACGTCACCCTCCCCACGACGGGCACCTTGGCGACCCTGGCCGGCACGGAGACCCTTACCAATAAGACCCTGACTAGCCCCACGATCAATGGTGCCACAGTCACGGGCACATTAACCTGGTCCCCGACGATTACCGGCCACCTCCTCTTTACCGATGCAACCTACGATGTCGGCGCATCGGGAGCCACGAGGCCGCGAGACTTTTACTTTAGCCGAAACGGCGTCATTGGCGGCACGCTCAACGTGACCGGCAACGTCACCCTGTCTGGCACGGGCAATAGCGTAGGCACCATTACGACCGGCACGTGGAATGGCACGGTGATCACAGGGAGCTATCTGGCCATACGGAGTTACCTGACCGGCCTCACCCTCTCGACTGCGGGCAGTTCCGCCACAATGACGATTGCTGCCGGCTATGCCGTTGACTCTACGAACGCGAGAGCCATCACGCTCGCGTCCGCCATCAATAAAACCACGTCGGCCTGGGCGGTCGGGACCAATCAGGGCGGCCTGGATACCGGCGCAATCGCCAATAATACGTGGTATTACTTCTGGCTGATTATGCGGTCTGATACCGGAGTGGTGGATGTGCTGTGCTCGATTTCCGGGCCGGCCGGGTCTCCCACCATGCCCGCTAGCTATGATTACAGACGATACATCGGGGCAGGCCTTACGAATGGATCAGCCCAATGGGTGAAGTTTATCCAGAATGGCGATCTCTTCATGTGGGATGCCTATGTGCAGGATAGTGCGGCTGTCAATCCGGGTACGAGCGCCTCGTCCATTACCCTGACGGCTCCGCGTATCGCTGGGGTGACTGCGAAAGTTGGGGGGTATGTTGGTGGGCATGTGACGGCTGCTCCCTACTTTTATTTTTCAGATTTGGCGCGGACCGATGTGGCGGCGAGTCCCACGCATTTCTCGTTGGCACAGCCCACCGCAGGCGCGGGAACCTTTGGGGTGGGCGTGGATTACGTCGTGGTCAATGCCTCCGGTCAAATTCGCGCCCGCTTGAGTGCCTCTGATGCGAATACGCAAACATATATCGTGACGCAAGGGTGGATTGATCGGCGTGGACGCGATAACTAACTGACCCCGTGAAGCGGGGCCGAATGCCTAGCCAACAGCCCATAAGGGAGAACGGATGGTCCAGATTCGTGCGGCGACGCTCGATGATATTCCAACGATTGCCCGTGGATGTTTTGAATTGTATAAGGTCAGCCCAGTCTGGGGGCGCGGGCACCATCACGATCTACGATCAGGACGAAGAACCGAATGCGGAACACCGGTCACGCCTCAAGCGACCACCGGCGATGCCGACGGCCAAGGAGATGAGGGATCGCGTTCATGCGCTACCGGATCGCATGCAACCGTAGGTGAAAGAGGCTAATGGTGCTGCCATGACCCTGTGGAGCATGTACGAAATGGTCCTGCTCGCAATCACCATCTGGCGGGAGGCACGCGGGGAATCCCGCGAGGCCAAGGTGGCGGTCGGGTGCTCGGTGCGGAACCGGGTCCACAACCCGAAATGGTGGGGCAACGACTATATCTCATGCCTGACAAAGAAGTGGCAGTATTCGTCGATCACCGACCCGAAAGACCGGCAACTGACGACGTGGCCGGTGGCGACGGACGATGTGTTTGAGGAGTGCCTGGAGATTGCCGATGGCGTGATCTCCGGTCGGCTCGTCAGTCCGGCGACCCCTGGAGCCGACAGCTATTACGACCTCAGCATCGCGCCGCCGAAATGGGCCACGGAGGACAAGAAGGTGGGGCAGGTCGGTCGGCTGGTCTTTTACAATTTAGATCAGGACCACGAGGCCATACCGGTAGCGGAAGGAGTGGCACGATGACCGCCGACGATATGCTCACGCTCTCCAGGTTGCTTGACGAAAAGCTGAAGCATCTGGCCGAGAAAGTGGAGGCGCACGATCGGGACATCCGCGCCTTTAAGGCCGTCCTGGGGGCACTCATCTGGCTCGGTGGAGCCATTTTGGCGATTACGGCCGTTGTGCAGGGCTGGATATCTCACAAGTAGGAGGCATTATGGGCATCATCCGTTATTGGGCGCTCAGGTTCGGCAACTCTGTCATTCAGCGCACACTAGCGAACCCAACAACCACGTTCGGCGTCGGGACCGTCGGAGGGATCGTGGCGACCGTGGTTGCGGCGTTTGCCGCCCAAGGATGCCAACTCTCCACCATTAACTATGTGGAGATTTTCGCTGCGGTCCAGGGTGGCGGGATGCTGCTGACCGATGGGAATAAAGCGTTGGTGCATCATGCGGACGGGCAAGTCTCCACAGTACCGGTCGATCCCGGCATCGGGGATAAGCAGCACGTCCAGCAGGGAGGCAACTCGTTCTGACATGCGCGACCTCTTACTCGGTGGATTGATCGGCTTAATAGCCTCGCTCGTCTCGCTCTGGTGGGCGTTGGGGCAGTATGTGTTGGTGTCTGCATCGCTGATTAAGCACGGGTAATACGATGCTGGCGTTACTCCTGGAACTCCTGACGACGTTACTTCCGTTCTTGAAGGACGGGACAAACGAACTCGGGAAAATGGTGGTGGCCGTCTTGCGTCGGCACCGGGAGACGCTGGATACGGTGGCGCCTGGGCTCATGACGGAGATTGATGATGCGTATGCGAGCCATGATCCTAGCAGGATTAGTCAGTTACGCGCTCGGCTGTACCAGCTCGCCGGAGCTGATCCTGCAATCGAGCCAGGCGGTGACATCCGGTACGAGGACCGACCACTACCGCGTGAACCGGCATAACCTGAAGGCGCAGCGGATACGCTGTAACGTGCCGGTGGCACCGGATGATGACCCGGTGTATGCCACAGAGGACCCCGATGCGTATGAGGTGTCGAAGGGGCTCCTGGCAAAAATCGACCGTGGGTGCGCCCAACGGTATCTGGATAGACCGAAATGAAACGAGTGTTGATCATTGCCCTCTTATTGGTGCTGGCCGGTCAGGTTATCGGACTCGCCGGCGAGACGATGCAATTCCGCTGGTGCGAGCTCGGTGAGGTTGGGGACTGGGGCGCGTTTAACTGGAAAGGGGGAGCCATCTTGGCCTTGACGCGGCAAACCGATGCTCGGTCGGCCGACGATATTCTCTGTGTCGTCCCGCCAAACGCCAAAATCATGGTACTCCCGGATCATATCGTGCCGACCGGTGCCGTCGCCGACCCCGTGACCTGCCGCGTGCAGGGGTATGTGTATAGCATGGCGGGCGAGCCGCCGGCCTTTACAAAGGTCGATTCCTGCATGGGGATCAGATGGCGCATCGATGCGGAGAACCATGCCCTCATTTTCTGGTCCCCGATGTCGATGGTTACGATTCCACTCCCGGAACGAACCGATGGGCAGATGATTCTGCAATACCAGTGGCGGAAGGGGACCGCGCAGATCGGCGGGCGAACTCAGGCCGTCCATGTGGAGGATTATTCAGGCCGTGGATAACGGTTATTCACGACACGACGAGACGTGCCGCCGGTGCGGACATTGGATGTTCCGCTGGTGGACCCTGGGGTGCCCGAACATCTATCTCTGTATCATGTGCGGGGAAATGTGGGATGAGGAGATCGAAGTCAACCGGTTGCTCCAGCGGTGCGGTTGCCGCACCCCGGAGATGTTCGTGTTGGGACGCCACGCCTTGCGTAAAGTCCGTATCGCACGCGACTTGCGGTGCGTAGCCTGATGGAGACCTAACGTGCCAGACCAAAATGGAAATCCCTTACCCGGTGAGTCGGACTACAAGCAGCCCGGACTGATCAATACCACGCTGGCCGGCACCGGCTCCGTGCCGTTCTATACGCCAGCCGCGGCCACAGCGAAAGAAGCGAAGGCGGTAGGGTATGAGCCGGCTGCGTTTGAGGTCAAGCCTGAACAGACGGTCCAGGAGCAAATCCGCCGCGTGATCGGGGAGCACTCGCCGCTACTCCAACAGGCAGAAGCACGAGCGAGGCAGCGGGTCAATGAGCGCGGGCTCCTGAACTCCAGCATCGCCATCGGGGAGAGCCAGAAAGCCCTGTACGATACCGCCCTGCCGATCGCGGCGGCTGATGCGGCGACCTATGAGCGGGCCGGGACCAACACCACCAATGCGCTCTTGGCTAGCCGGGCATTCAAAGCCGGGGCAGAAAATACGGTCTCGCAGGCTAATGCGGCCCTGGGGACCGATGTCGCCAAGGTCAATGCGGCCGCCAGGAACGCGGCTCTCGCTCAGGGGGCGGACGCCGCGCTTCGGCAAGTCCTCCAGACGGCAGATAACGACACCAAGCTACTCCTGCAATCCATGTCGGATAAGGCGGCGCTGACCAGAACGTCCATCACCGCAGATACGCAATTAAACATTGCGAAGATCGACCAACAGACCAAGCAATATCTAGGTCAACTCGACGCCAATAACCGGCAGTTGCTTCAGGCGAACGCAAGCCTGGCGAATATGTATCAGGATACGGTCAAGAATATCGCTGCGATTGCGACTGATCAGACGATGACCCCGGAAGCGAAACGGGCCGCGACGGACTCCCAACTGAACCTATTAAATGAAGGACTCAGGGCTGCTACCGCTGTGGCTACTACAGACCGCATGGCAATCAGCCGGTTGAACTTGGGCCAATACTTTACTTCCGCCGTCGGCAGTCCTACTTCCGCCGGCGGTGGTGCGGCTGCCGCAGTTGGGCCGGCGGGGGCGGGGGACTGGTCCTCACAACCTGACCTGTCGGGATATACCGTGAATGTTGAAGAGATGATCGGCGGCGGGTCCCATACGGTTGCCAGGAAACCAGACAATCTCGATATTGTGTGGACCTCGACAGAGGGTTGGCGACCAGGATACGGACCATAATGCACGAAACTATTTTTCCAGCAATCCGCTGTTTGGTGCCGTGGGAGATTCCGCTCTGTGTCCCTGGAGCCAAAGCCTTTCACGCAGAGATGCGCTTACCTGGTCTGTTTGAGCCGGAGGTCTTTGTCGCCCGGTGGGAAGCCTATCTCGCTCAGTTCACGGCGGATGTTCTGGGCCTCTGGAGTGGGGTGGAGCTGATCGGGGGGTTGGGGGTGGTCGCCGCGCCTGAGCAATACAATAATGAGCTGGTCGCCACGGAGTTCTTTTGGTACGTGGACCCCGCACACCGACAGGGCATGGGCGCAATTCGACTGTTGAAGGCATTTCGGGTGTGGGGACGTGAGCATAGGGCGGTACGGTGCCGACTCGTGCATCTGTTGGGAAACCAGGAAACTCCGCGTGAGGCGCAATTAGCGAGGGTCTATCGCAAGCTCGGGTTTCACTTAATTGAGGCCGCGTGGGAATGTTCTTTAATGGAGGACTGATAACATGGCCCTTGTCACGGCTGGAGTCATTGCTGGGACGACCGCACTCACGGTAGGCACCGCCGCCGCCGTGGCGGTCGAAGTCGGGCTCGCCGTCGCACTCGTCGGAACCACGCTGAAGGTGGTCGGTACGATTGTGCGTGATCCCGGTCTCGCGGAAGCGGGTGGGCAAATGACAATGGCTGGGGGTGCCCTCTCACTCGGAGGGATGGCAGGAGGCTATGCAGCGGGTGGGGCTGCAGCGGGGTTCACTCCATTCCATGCGGCCGAAGCGGCGCCGGTTGGAGAGGTCGGTACGCAAGCCGTCGATCAAACATTATCGAACGGCGCCCAAGTTGTCGGCGACCAAACTGTGGCCGGTAGTCTCGCCGCGGCCCCACAGCCCGACGCTATCACGGGTGGAGTTGGCCAGGACACGCTCATGGGTGCCACAACGACGACTGATACACTGGCGGCAACCGCGACTCCAACCGGCACCGCAGGGGGCGCGTCCTTGGACGACCCGGGGGCCGACAGCGGGGCTATGCCAGCTCCGACCTCCCCCTCGCCGCCAGCCGCCGAAGTGGCTCCGGCTCAGCCAGCGGCGAAGGCAGCCCCAACGATGACGGGGCCTGCCACTGGTCAGCCGGTGACGGCGGAGGGGGTTCTGCAAGAACGGGCCGGTAGTGACATCGTAGCCAGGTCCCTTGCGGAGTATCAAAAGAATAATCCAACCGGTGGGCTCGGAGATTGGTTTGCTAGGCAACCGGATTGGATTAAAGCGACGGTTGCCATGCAGGGCCTCAATGCGGTTGGTGGTGGATTAGGTGGGATACTGACCGGTAAAAACATGGGCGAGCGTCTCGATTTTGACAAGCAAGTTGCTCAGTGGAGACAGAACCAAGTGGAGTACCAGAACAAAAACAACGCCTATGCCCCAAGAGTGGTCTTCCCCAGACCAGGGTTAATGAACAGGTGACACGATGGCTGGATTGATGCAAGGACAACGCCCAAGTCGAATCAAGAACGCGATACTCGACCAGATCAGGCAGCAGGTGGAAGCGCAAGTGCCGCCCGCGCTGGTCGGGGAATACCAAGCTATCGTCGTGGCCGGTCTCAAGATCATGCACAGCGCGGAGACTAATCAGGTTATGGTGCAGGTGTTTGAACAGTTGCGGGCCAAGAACTATGAGCCGACGTTTCTAGCCCATGCGCTGATCAAGTTACTCTCGATCATCTACAACGAGAGTCGCGGCAAGATGAAAGTGGAGGCGGGCTTTCCGGCACTCGTGGTTCTGATGACCTACGCCTTGGATTACCTCGAACAGACTCAAGGGATGAAGATCACCGATGGCATAGTGGCCCAGATCGTCAAGGCTGTGACGGCTGGGTACTTTGCCCTGTTCAAGATCAATCCAGCCCACGTCAAACAGGCCATCAGGCAAGGCCTGAGCCGGCAAGCCCCGCCTCCCGGACAAGCAGCGGCTACGCCAGCAGCCAAAACGGGAGGCGCGTAAAATGGGACTGATGGGGTACATCGCGGCAGGGGCCGTCTCGGGGGCAGGACAGGCGATTCAACAGGGTGCCCAGCAGACCCAGAGTGCCTTCACCCAGCAGATGCTCCTTCAAGAGCGAGAGAGGCTGGAGGCGGCCCGCGACGAGAATATGCGGGCGTTTCATCGTGAGCAGAATGAGCTGAATCGTGAGCATCAACGTGGACTGCAACAGGAGCGTATCGGGGCCGATGTGGTGTTGCGCGGCCAAGAATTGACTGCGCGTAGCGAGGAAGGAAAGGCCGAACGGACCTTGCGGAGGGACATTGCCGATGAGGACCGCAAGCAGGCCAAGGCCATTGCGGAGATGACAGACAAGCGAATGCGCGAGACTTCAGCCGCAGAAATCTCGTCACGTGAAAGCACCTCCTTTGTCGAGAGTTCCATGCGGGAGAGTATAGCGAAGGAAGATCGAGAGTCCCATGAGCGCATTGCGTTACAGCAACTCCACGATACCAGGGATAAGGTCCAGTTAGTGACGGATGCCAGTGGCCGCGTGATGAAGATAGACGCCCGCGGCAATTCACGGGGGTTCCTGATGGTGAGCGGTGCCGACGGGAAAGAGACTCCATTTATTGCTGGAAAGGACTTGGATGCGAGAACGAAAGCGCAAGTCGAAATAATGAAGACGATGATCGCCCAATATGGCGATGTCGCTGAGCGTCTGGCGCAAGTCGATCCCCAGGAGGCTAAGAATTATCTGGAGAAGGCGGAGCGGATCAAGGCCAATGTGGATGTGCTACTCGGTTATTCGGCAGCGCCGGGAGCCGGGTCAACTCTGCCAGCATATAAGCAGCCATTTCCCGAGGCGACCCCTGAATCGCCAGCGCGTGAATCGGCCCAGCCTGCCGGCACCGGCTCCAGCGCACTCATGAATACCCCCGCACCCGTTGACCCAGCGATCGCGCAGGCCGCGGAAATCCGGCGTTCCTTGCCGCCTGAACGCAAGACGCTGGCGGGGCGTACTCTGGATGCTGTCGTCGCCGAATCGAAGCGGCAACTGCAACCGTCTGGACCACGCCCCATCACACAGCGCGATGTCGCCGATTTTGTGAAACGGGCCGATCACCCAGGCTTCGCGGAGGCCTTCCGTCGCTCGCATGGACGGGTCCCGAACAGGGCCGAGCTAAATGAGTACCAGAACTCCCTACGCCGCTAATGACTCAATCGACCGTTACTCATGCCCCCGTACCGACACTGGCGGAGTATCTTGCTGCCGCACGCCCGCTGAATCCTGACTATTCCGACGAGGCCATTGCTCAGGAGTACGTCAAGCGGTACGGCCCTTCCACACCAACCACACCAGCCAGAATACCGACGTTTGAGCAGTATCTCGCGGCGGCGAAGCCGCTGAACCCAGATTACAGCGACGAGGATATCAAGTCGATCTGGCAGCAGACCTACGGCATCCAGGGCGCACGGGAGGCTGAGCCTACCGGTTCAGGCGCGATGCGTGGGGCCACGGTAGCCGCCAGGCAACTCCCGCAACTAGCCTACGGGCTGGAGGCCGGTGTCGGCGCAGCGGGTGAGGCGGCATTCGGGGAAGGCGGAATCTCGACCAAGATCAAAGAACATGGCTTAGCGGGCTACGAGCGGAAATCCCAAGAGATTGCCGCGATCTCCAAGGACACCGATTCCTTCACGGTTGCCTACGACCGGGCGAAAGATGGGGACTTTGGTGCCCTAGCCGACTGGTTGCAGTTTGGGCTTGGATATGCGGGACTCCAAGGAGTCCAAATGCTGGCGACAGCCGGGGTGGGAGCCGTGGCGGGTCGCCTCACCCTGCAACCGCTCGCTCGGATTGCTGCATCGAAGATGGTGTCGAAGGAAGCCGCGCGGCTGGCGGCAACCGAGACGGGAAAGGCGATGGTTGCGGATGAGGTTCGCCGACAGGCCGTAAAGAACGTCGCCGCACGGATCGGGGAGACGGCGGCCTTAGCCGCCACCGCTACCGGGATGGAAGGCGGGGAAATCTTTGGGGGCCTGACTGAGCAAGCCGAGCGGGAAGGTCGGACCCCGACCGGAGCGGAACTAGGCAAGGCGCTTGGGGCTTCCCTGGCTGCCGGGGCGCTGGAATTTGCCGGGGATAAGTTCGGGCTGGACTTGGTACTAGGGCGGTCGGCGCTTGGAAGGGTGGCGGCGAGCACACCCGGCATGAAGGGCTTGCTGGTTCGAGGGGCCGTCAGGGCAGGCGTGGATATGCCGGTGGAGGCGGCTACGGAATACGCCCAAACGCTCACGGAAGCCGTCGGGCAAGGGAAAGACCCTCTCTCCAGCGAAGTCACCAGGGAAGCCATTGATTCGGCTGCGCTTGGCGCGGTCGGCGGGGCAGCCGTCGGGGGGGTCAGTGGGGTGGTCACGCCACCCGACCCTATCCGCCAAATCCTCACCTCCCCCTCGATAGACCAGGCAGTTGACCAGTCTGCCGCCACCCTCGATATGAAAGCGGAGGTGACGCCGGAATCCCTTGATCGCGCTATTACCGCCCAAAACCGCCCAGAATCGCCTACGGCGAGTCCAGCGGCCCAAGCCATTGAACAGCTACCGATCGCCATTCCTGGTCAAGAATTGGCGGCCGCGGCCCCTCTTTCGGAACGGAAACCGGCTATTTCCGTTCCTGAAGCCCCTGGGGCACAGGAAACGCCTACGGTTCAGCTTTCCCCTGAGCCACCGACCGGGAGAAAACCGATTCACTCCCGCACGGTGGACGAGATTCATGCCCTGGCTGATGTCAAGGGCATTCCCTGGGACGATGACGAAGCGTTCATGGACTTTACCGAGTCCATCACCGGGAAGCGTGCCTTAGATGACCTGGTTGGGCCGGAGCGCAATCGCCTCTATGCGGCCCTGGAACGGCGTCAACCCCTCGCACAGCCAGGGACGAGCGAAGACACTACACAGCCAGCCGCCCCACGTCTCCGGTTTGAAGGCATCCAGCAGGGAGCCAAAGGTATCGGTGAGTTTGAACTCTGGACGCTCCAGGGCGACTACCCAGGCTTGACCAAGGATTCCACTTATTCGAGGCAGACGCTAGAACAGGCCGGGATCACAGTCCCGCCAGCACCGACAACGCCGTCCCAGCCGAGCCCCTCGCCCATTCAGGCGACGGCCGCCGCTCCACTGGAGCCTAAGCCCACTGAGGCCCTTGCGTCTGGGGCGGTTCTTCACCCTGCCGTCCAAGCCTACATCGAGTCTCAGCCTAAGGCCCTACACTTCTACTTCACGCAGAAGGCGCAGGGGTTTCAACCGGAAGCCCTGATGGAGTTCGGCGGGAAGCCAGTGCCGGTAAAGGTCCAGGAGTGGCTGGATAAGACCACCGCCCTCATCGAAACACCCTCCCGCGAAGTCCATGTCATCCGCGAGCTGGCGGAAAAGCTCATGCCGCTTCCGGGGAAGTCAGCGATGCCGGTCTACCGGGAAGCTGAGCCAGCCGCCAAGGAACCGGCTGTTGTCCAGCCACGCCAGACTCTACCCCAGGAGCAGAGCGAGAACTTACTAGCGCGGGCGGAAGTGGCCTCTGAGCTGGTAGCCACCGACCACCCCACGAAGCCGTCGCTCGTGGAGGCCCTGCGTGCGCAAGGGGGCGTCCAAGATCAGGGCGGTGAACTCTCGTACATGCACGCCGACGCAGACCGGAAGGCCTTTCAGCGCAATCTGATCAATCCCAAAGGCCTGACCTTGGATGGGGCTGCCGAATGGGCGGTCGAGCATGGGTATCTGGAGGAGCGGAACATCAACGACCTGCTGGCCGCGATCGACCGGGAACTGCGTGCCAGCCCGGCCAAGCGGAGCTTGGCTGCACGTCTCAAGATGCGGAAAGACACGGTGTTGAAGGCCCTAGAGAAGATCAAGCAAGACAAAGGGGTGGATGTTGGGCCGACGGTCGAGAAGGTCAAGGCCGCGATCCTCGCCGACCGAGACTTGGATGCGATTGTCGGCGAGTTCCCGGAAGTCGGCACGATGCTGCGTGAGCAGATGGCGTTGTATGGGGAGGAGCCGGAGCAGACGGCGATTGCGCAAGAAGTCCAAGCGGAGACGCCCGAGCGCCAAGAGCTGACGATCGCAGACCTGAACGCACTCCCCCGCGTCCAGCGAATGCGCGCATCTATGGCTAAAGGGTTTAAGTGGGGCGATCAGTCAACTGGAATGGACATGGCCCGGCAGATGGAGCGATCCTTGAGGAGCCAGCGTGCCGAGTGGGTTCTGCGCTGGAACAATGGCCTCAACCTACCGCTTATTAAAACCTTTTTCAATGAAGCTGGCATTCCTTCTGTCACGGGATGGAGTCAAAAAGGCATCCGCGCTGCACTTGAGGATTGGCAGGGCCGCGCCAGAAAAGAGGCAATTCCTGCTACGCAAAAACCAGAACCTGCCAGATTAGTCAAAGAACCGTGGGAGATGACAAGAGAAGAATGGCTTGACCAACCAGCGCGTGATTTACCGCCAATCATTGGTGGTAAAGCGCGAGAACGCATTGCACTCGCAAGGCATCGCGCAGCGGTTGAACGGGCACTCCGCGAAGGCAAGCCTGTCCCCGCCGAGGTCCTAGCGGAGTATCCTGACTTACCGCAGACCTTGCTCCGCGAACCAGAGGAGCCTTATACTCCTGGCATGGCACCCGCACGGGGGCCGGGCGAGACGCCTCCCGCCAAAACCCCGCAGCCCGGCGCAGGATCAGCACACCAGAATATCCCAATCCCCAAGATCAAGTTCGATTTAACAGACTATTCACCGCGTTCTAATAGCCGCTACGTCGATGCCGTTGCAACATTTCCCGATGGGTCAGACTACTCCTACCACATTCGCATCAGCGACCATTCCCTGGACTATCAGAATCGCTCAGCAGTCAGTGCGGACATTTTTATCGGGGTTGGGGACCGTTCACAATTTCAATCCTATGACGAACCGGACATGATCGTGTTTGATTGGCGAGAGGCCAGGACCGCACTACGAGAGGCCGTTGAAGAACGCGCTAGAGAAGATTGGAAATCGACACATAGAAACCCGCTGCCTGCCGCCTACTGGACCATTCACACTAAATATCACCGCCCCATCAATGCCCTGCTTAAACGAGCCTCCGAAGTCGATCGTGAAATACTCCAGTCCATATTAGATGATCTGAGAGCCGGCAGACAACTCGACGAAAGCAGTGAGCGAAATTGGCCAGGCGAAGCACGTGTGGCAAAAGAGATATTTCCACGTTATGCGGCGCTTCTCCATGAGCGAGACGAGCAATTAGCGCAGTCCTGGACGCCAGAAGAGCGCGAGCATTTACGGCGCTTCGAGGAAGCAGAGGCCATCAAGCAACGCCGATTAAAAGAACTAAGAGAGCAGGAACTAGCAGCAGAGAAGTCGCGGAAACAATGGCAAGAAACCGTTAAGCGTGAAATAGATCGACGCTCAGGCGGAATCCTCACGCAAGCCAGGGAACTGAAGCGGGAAATGGTGGCTTTTTTACAACGTGTCAAACGCGAAACTCGAAAAGACGTAAAGGGCGTCCCCTTCGGTGGATGGCAGCGTACCCGAGAATATCTGCACGAGTCCTTGAAGCATGAAGAGGTAGAGCCATTTAAGTTTGATAAAAAAGATAGAACGGTGCTCAACGCCATCAGTCCATATTTTCCAGAATTTCGGCGCATCACCAATGCTCAACGAAAAATAGATTTGGAGCTGCGACGCATTCGCGCCGATGTCATCCGTGATGTGCCACCGCCTACGAGCAATCTCCCTAACCTCTCCGGCCCGCAACCGGGCGGGCCGACACCTCCATCTCAAACATCACCGGCTTCCACCATCGCCCAGGCGCTCAGGCAAGCCGCCGACGCGATTGAGCAGGCCGGGCAGCCCAAGGAAGAAGCGCCTGTACCGACCGCTGAATCCGCCGAACCAGCACCACCGACAGACTTCACTGTTCATCAACCATCGCCCCGCTACGGCGAACCCGCGCCGATCTTCTACTCCCAGGCCCAGCGGGTGTTGGAACAGAAGATGCCGAACAAGGCGCTGGCGGCCCAGGTTCGCAACATCCTCTCGCCGGCGAACGGCGTGAAGCCCGATGAACTCACCTGGAGCGGCCTGGATGAGTTCCTCAAGACCAAGCCGATCTTCACCAAACAGGAGGTTTTGGACTACCTGAAGGCGAATCAGGTTAATATTCGTGAGGTTACATATACCGATTTATCGCCTAATAAACAGGCTAGGCTGCGCTATCTGCAAACTAACGAGATCATCCTTGACGACGCGCAGCGCACAGAACTTAACTCTTTGGAGGAACAGGCTGGCATTGCTGGAACGGGAAGATTGGCCAGCGAAAGACAGACTAAATTTTCATCTTACCAACTCCCTGGCGGCACGAACTACCGGGAACTGCTGCTGACGCTGCCGCCCAGCAAGCCGACTGATGCCGAGATCGAGCAGATCGACCGATTGATCGACGAGCGCGAGCGCCTGGTGCCCGAGCACGCTGAGCTGACAAAGGCGATGCACGAGATGCACATGTTCGAGCCGCGCGCCGCCGCCGCCAAGACCACCTATGCCCGCCTGGACGCTATCAACGAGGAGATGGAGCGCCTCGACGACGAGATCGAGGCCATCCGCAACCGTCATAGCGTCTTCACCGGCGGTCACTTCGATGTGCCGAACGTCTTGGCCCACGTCCGCATGAATGATCGGACGGGACCGAACGGAGAGAAAATCCTGTTCCTAGAGGAAATCCAGAGCGATTGGCATCAGAAGGGGAGAAGGGAAGGATACAAGGAAGAACCAAAGTTCACTAAAGAAGAGCAAGAACTTCGTAGGCTGAACGCTATAACGTCGCGGGAATTGACGCTGGAGCATATAACTCGCGCTAGGGAATTGCAGGCCAAGGTCGGCGTCTCGCTCCAAGAAAAGGTCAACCGTGCAAACCGCGGCGTACTGAATGCCCCCTTCAAAAAGACCTGGCATGAGCTGGCATTGCGCCGGATGCTCCGGTACGCCTCCGAACACGGCTACGACACGCTGGCCTGGACAACGGGGGAGCAGCAGGCGGAGCGGTACGACCTATCGAAGCATGTGGATCGCATCCTCTACAGCGAAAACGGGAAACTCGCGGCGTATAAGGACGGCAAGCCGGTCATCACACAGATTGAAGTGCCGCCCGAGCGATTGGCCGACTTCATCGGCAAGGCCGCAGCCGACAACATGCTGGCGGCGCAGCCCAAGCGCGACGCGGTTGGGAGGCTCTATCGAGAACTCTCTGGCCTCGACCTCAAGGTCGGCGGCGAAGGGATGAAGGGCTTTTACGACGAGATCATCCCCGCCTATCTGCATAAGTACACGAAGCGGTGGGGGGCGACGGTCAATGAACTCAACCTTGACATCGGAGCGGAAGAACGAAAGAAGTATGCTGATGGACCGCAACATCGGATCGAACAGGTCCATGCCCTTGACATTACACCCCAGATGCGCGATAGTGTGCTGACCGATGGACAAATCCTCTTCCAACGCCAAGCTGCCTACCCCGTCCGACCCGGCGAGTCTGCCGACGACGCCCGGCAACTCGCCCTCTTCGCCATCGGCGACCTCGACCGTGCCGCCGAGGGAGTATCCACTGCCGGAGGAACGCTGGTACCCAAGGGAGCTGGTCGAGAAGCCGGAGGCATCCGCACCCTCGGACTCGGATTCACCCCAGAGCTAATCAAAACCGGTCGGATTGATCTGCGTGGGCAGACCGTCACATCTGCGGCCGACGTGGCCCGGCTGGCCCAAGTCTACCGCGACCCCCGCTTTGAAACCTTCCGCCTCTTCTACGTCAAGGGCGATCAGATTGTGGCGCATGAGGGCCTGTCTTCACGGTTGCCCAGTAGCGCGAATGCCTTTGCCACCCCAGACGTTGCCCGTGGCTTCCACGAGTACCGCGACCGCATGGAACGGCTTGGGGCGGATGGGTACTACATGGTCCACAACCATCCATCCGGGAATCCGTTACCATCCATTGAAGACCTGTCCTTGACCTCAAACTTTCGCCGGCGCCTACCTGGATTTAAGGGGCATATCGTCATCGACTCCGGCAAGTACGCCACGATCGACGCGAACGGCGATGCCAGGATTTTTCCATTAGAGTCCAGTGAAGACCCGCTCCTCTCGCCCTCGATTCCCCATGACCTTTTAGGGGAACCGGTCCCCAACTCGAAAGCATTGGCTCGACTCGCCAAGCGGCTTGAGACCCCGGAAGGCTTTGTGGCGCTCCTCTTCCTCAGCGGTAGGATTGAATCGGTGGCGTGGCAAGTACGGGCGATCCAGGAGGTCCCAGCGGCGCTCTTCCGCCGACCAGAGATGGTGGAGTACCTCAGTGGGCGATGGCGCGTCTTCGGCTCAGATTTTGTCGTGGCCTATAGTCCGGTCAAGGATCAAGAGATTCTTCACGCGGCCACGACCCTCATTCAGCGCGGGTATCTGGCAGACCTCGCCCACGGCACGGGGGAGCCTACACCGGCGGGTTTCGCGTCGCAGTTGATCGCCGCCGGGAAGGAAGCCAGGATGCGGCGGCGCTTGGCGCTGGCAATGGGCAAAAAGGAGGCCTCTGAATACCTGGCGTCAATCGGGATTCTGGGCGCGAAGTACCTTGATAGCAAGAGCCGCAGCCAGCCTCGGACGTGGGAGATTGTGCTGCCTAACGGATATGTCCATCAGACTATCGACTTTAGCCTGGAGGCCGCAGAAGAAGCACTCGAAGAGACTCGCCGGCGATATGGCCCCAAGGTCACGATGCGGGAGGTGAAACCCACATTCAACTACTACGACACAGGGCAGCCCTCCCCGGTAGGTTTCAGCCAGCAGGTTGTCAACGCTGGGCATGAAGCGAGGGAGCGGCGATACCGAGACGCCGAGGTAATCCGAGTGGCCCAGCCAGTCTATCACGGCACTCCTCACATCTGGGAACCGGAGCCTGGCTTTCCGCATGGCCGGCCGCGGCTGGATAAGATTGGGACCGGAGAGGGCGCCCAGTCCTACGGCTGGGGCTGGTATTCGGCAGATGCAGAGGGGGTCGCCAATTACTACCGACCGCAGGCCGCCCCGCCGCTCCACCGGAAGGTCTTTATCGATGACATCCCTGCGGATGATTTCTATTTCGGTAAAGCCACGATCGACCAGCCAAATTTCTTTGCCGGTCTCTTACACATCACCTACTACGCGGACATCTACAAGGACCCGGAGGCAGGTCTGGATGAGGCCAAGCGAGTAGCCGAAACGCTGGCGGCCACTCCAAGTGATTATGATTCCGAGTCGTCCCGTGCCTACACCGAGGCGGTGTCCGCTAAGCGCATATTCGACAATCACAGAGTCACCGTGACGCCAGACATTATCGAGCAGCGTCCTGGCGCTATCTACCATCTTGACATCCCAGATGAAGTCCTGCCGAAGCTGCTGGACTGGGACAAACCGCTCAGCGAGCAGCCCGGATATGTCAAGCTCAAACTGAAACAGGCCGGATTCACCGTGCTTACGGGTGAGGACCTGCAAGGATCGGCGATCTATGGTGCTGTGCGCGGGAAGGGGAATCAGAGCTTTGACGATAAATCTGCCTCTGACTATCTCCTCTCTATCGGCATCCCCGGCCTTCGCTACCTCGACCAACAGAGTCGCAGTAAGGGCGAGGGTTCCTACAACTACGTCATCTGGGATCAGAAGGTACTCGATAAAATCGCCCTCCTGGAACGTAATGGCGAGAAGCTAGACGCGATCAGGGAGCTGGATCAATACGTGGTGGCCCAGCAACAGCCAAGCTACGACACCGCCGCGCCAGTCCGTGGGATTGAGCGGATGGGGACGCTGACCGACGCGCAGCAAACCGCGCTACAGCATGTGCACGGGGAACCCGAGACGTGGCGGACGAAGCTGACCGCCTTTCAATCCGACTGGAAACGCACCCTAATCCAAGGCCTGTTCGACCAGTATGCGCCGATCCTGGACTACAGCAAGGAAGGCTACATGCTGGCGCGGCAGTCTAAGGGCGGGGAAGGCACCCTGGAGGCCCTCTTGCTCTACGGGAAACCCTACGTGGATGCGGATGGGGCCTACCGGGTGGACTATGAGCCAGGACAGATGAACGGGTTTGGGAAGGTGCTGGCCTCTCTCCAGGGCGAAGCCGACCGCTTTCTAGAGTGGGTGGCCGCGCAGCGTGCCGAACGGTTGAAGGGTATCGGCCTCGAACATCTCTACCGCGACGAGGACATTGCGGCCATCAAAACCTTGAACGACGGAACCATGCCGGACGGGTCATCCCGAAAGGCCGCCTACAACACGGCCCTCGTCCAGTTGAACGAGTGGAACGCCGCGATGGTCAAGATCGCCGCGGATTCCAAATTGATCGACCCTGACGTTGCCAAGCTCTACAAAGACACTCCCTACGTGCCGTTCTACCGGCTGCAAGAGGAAGGGGTGGTGTCCGGGTTCGGGATGAAGGCGGGCCTGGTGAATCAATATGCGTGGAAGAAGCTGAAGGGGGGCACCCAGCACCTCAACGACGACCTCTTGGCGAATCTCCTCCAGAACTGGTCGCACCTGATTACCGCCTCAGCCAAGAACCGGGCTGCGAAAGCGACATTGGAAGCGGCTGTGCAATCTGGAGTCGCGCATGAGGTTCCATCTGGTGCGCCGGGTAAAGGGCTGGTCGGGTTTCGGGATGATGTCACGCGCACCATTCCACTTGGCCAAGAGTATGAGGAAGGCGGTGTCACGAAGGTTTCCGACGGGACCGCCAAGGTCACCTACAACGCTGAGCGGATGTTTCGGGTAGACGACCCCGCCCTCTTTGATGCGGTGGCCGCGCTGCACTATGCCGGATTGGGGTCGGTGGCCAAGCCCTTCATCGCGGCCAAGCGGTATCTGACCACCGCTGTCACCGTGAACCCAGCCTTCAAGATTCGCAACCTAATCCGTGACTCGATTCAAGCCATCGGGACTGCCGAGTTGTCTTACAATCCCCTCAAGAACATCGCCCAAGGCTTCCAAGCCACCACGTTGGAGTCTGAGACCAGGGCGCAGGTCTTGGCTGGCGGGGGCATGATCCGCTTCGGGACCATGCTGGACGGGAACAACGCTGACCGGACGAGACGGTTGATTGAGCAGCAGGGGGTCGATCCTGACGCCATCCTCGACGACGCGGGTAAGCTCACGCGCTTCTGGCGCCATCGCCTACTGCCGGCCTTTGAGGCCTATCAGGAACTTGGGGATCGCGGCGAACAGGTCAACCGGGTGGCCCTCTATGAGCAGCTCAGGGCGAAGGGGATGAGTCACTTGGAGGCGAGTTTTTGGGCTCGTGATCTGCTAGATTTCAGCCTGTCCGGGAAGTGGGAAGCCGTCAGGATTCTGACCCAAGTGGTCCCCTTTATGAATGCGAGACTCCAGGGCATCTATAAATTGGGGCGGGCTACAAGAGCCGACTATCGGCGGATGGGGACGACCCTGGGAGCCGTCGCCCTCTCCTCGATCGCGCTGCTGCTGGCGTACCAGGATGACGAGGACTGGAAGAAACGGGAGGATTGGGACCGCGACAACTACTGGTGGTTCAAGGTCGGCGACCTCGCGTTTCGGTTGCCCAAGCCCTTTGAAATCGGGGCCATTGGCACCCTAGCTGAACGAGGGGCGGAGTATCTCTTGAGCGACGAAATGACCGCCGGCCGACTCGGGGAACGGCTCAGCGCGACGGTCTTCAGCCAGTTGAGCATGAACCCCACCCCTCAGTTAGTCAAGCCCTTGATGGATCTCTACGCGAACAAAGATGCCTTCACCGGACGGCCGATCGAGACCCTTGGGATGGAGCGGCTGCGGAAAGAGGACCGGGCGACGGAACGGACCAGCCAGATTGCGCGGTTCTTCGGCTCGCTAGGCCTCCCTGACCCCACGCAGTTGGCGATGGGACAGTGGAACACCCTCTCCCCGGTCCAGATTGACGCCCTGATCCACGGCTACTTCGGCTGGGTCGGGACCTCCGCCACGACGGTTTTGGATTATGGCCTCCGACCCCTGATGAACCGTGGGGAACGGCCAGACATGCGGTTGCGGGAAGTCTTCCTTGCCGGGAATTTTGTGGAGACGCTGCCGACGGACGGGAGCCGCTATGTGACCGACCTTTACGACCAGGCCCAGGAAATCGAGCAGGCCTATGGGAGCTGGCGCGACGCCCTCAAGCGCGGCGATCTATCGAAGGCCAAAGAAATTTACGAGGAGGAGCGGGAGAAGATTCGTAAATACTCACGGGTGGAAGCGGTGAAGCGGCAAGAAGGCGTCCTCAACGCTCAGATTCGACGGATTGAAGCAAGCCGTGAAATAGGCGGAGCAGAAAAGCGCCGGCGGATTGACGACCTGAAAGCTAGAAAACACCAGATAGCCCAGCGGTTCGCCATGCGATAGCTACCAGGAGATCGGTAATGCTCCTCCCCGCATCCATATTTCGGCTGCCATGCCCACGGCGCCGATCAGCAGAATGGCCCAGAGTATGGCATACAGCCAGCGGCGGCGCTGCTGACATTTGGTGTGGCGGAAGAACAGCCAGAGGGCGAGGCAGAGGGCATAGAAAGTGAGTTGGGCAAGCACGTGAGTAGGATAGCCGGATCGAGAGAAAGAGGCAAGACTTATGCTGTCTCCGTGGGCTGACTACCTGGAACTCGGCAGCGTTTCCGGCAATGACGAGCCTAAAACCGGGCCGCTCTGCAGACAAAAACGATGGCGCCTCCGCGACTCTCCAAAGAACTCGTCGAACAAGCGGTCCAAGCTCTAATCGCCCATAAAGGCTCGCAGCAGGCGGCGGCTACGGCGCTAGGCTTAAATCGGGACACGCTCCGCAATCGTCTGTTTCGCGCCAGGCAGTACGGCATTCAGATCCCTGAGATTGCTGGGCCTGGCCGGATTCTCGATACCTCCCAAGTGAATATCGGCTCAGCCGAACAAGTCAAGATCGACCGGCTCACCAAAGAGGTGGAGTTTCTCAAGTGCGAGAACGCCAGCCTTCGTGATGAACGGCTCTCCGTCGAGCTGATCAGGCAGCTTATCCACGACTGTAAAACGCCGCCTACCCCACCGAACTGGCGCATTGAGCCTGGCCCGAAAGGGAACGAGGGCACCCCCACCGTACTGTGCGCAGACTGGCATTGGGGGGAGAAGATTGATCGCAGGCAGATCAATTACGTGAACGCCTTTGATCGAGAGATCGCGGAGCAGCGCGTGAAGCTCCTTGTGAGCAAGACCATTGATCTTTTACTCAAGAAGATGAGTAATCCGAAGTACGACTACCTCTGCATGCCGCTCCTCGGCGACATGCTCTCCGGGAATATCCACGAAGAACTCCGAGAAACGAATTGGGACCCGATCACGCTCTGTCTCTTCCAATTACGGGATGTGTTGATCTGGGCCATCGACGAGTTTGCCAACGCCTTCAAGAAGGTCTATCTCCCGTGTGTCACCGGCAATCATGGCCGGCTGGATCGCAAGCCCCGGTACAAGAACGCGGCCTACGATAATTACGAGTTTGTCTTGTACGAGATGCTCCGGCATCACTACCGGAGCGAACCTGACATCCACTTTGAGATTGCCGAAGGCTCGGAACTCCTCTACACGCTTGGGAAGACGCGATACTTGGCGATCCACGGGGATTCCTGGCGCGGCGGGAGCGGGATTGCCGGAGCCTTGTCCCCCATGATGCTGGGGCGAGCCAGGAAAAAAGAAACAGCCCTAGCCACCAATCGACCGTTTGACGTGATTGTTCATGGCCATTGGCACTTCTACCGGACATTGGGCGACATCATCTGTAACGGATCACTCAAGGGCTTTGATGAATACGCGCTCAAAGAAGGGTATCCCTTTCAAGTACCGATCCAAGCCCTTTGGATTACCCATCCAGTCCACACCCTCACGGCCTACTGGCCCATCTACCTAGAGACACCAGGAAAGACGTACCAATAAGTTGACGATCTACGCCAAGCCTCTAATTGATGACAATTCATTGACGACTGTTCCGCCATGTATCATGCCAGGTGACGACTGATGCGCCTATTCCTAATCGGGAAATTCAATGAACGGGAGCGGTTGCGCTGGCTGCGCGATCACATTCTGGACCCCGCCGGTCATACCATCGTTTCCACCTGGATCAACTCGAAAGAATCTGGCCACGATGAGCTGAGTGAGGGGGACTGTATCCGCCAAGTCGTAGTCAATCGCCGCGAGATGCAGGAGGCCGATGCAGCCATTTATCTACCCTCATGGATACCCTCGCCAGGCCGGATGACCGACGTGGGCATGGCCCACGCATTCGGCAAGCCGCTGGTGCTCTTAGGGGTCTCGAAGTGGGAAGACTTGGGCTGGTTCGACCGGTCGATCTATTTGCGTGGGGCGATGTGCTGTCTCAATGAGGTTGATCTGCCGGTGGTGCTGAACTCGGTGGAAGTTCTGCTGGCAGATGGGGCGTGGCCGTAGGGGGCATTCCGTCCACGGCCAGCACTTCCACCTGGACATTGATCCGCTTGCCGCCTAATTCAAAAGCCAACTCCGCAATCGGCTTGGGTAGCTCCAGAAGATAGCTGACCAGTTCGCGTACCGTGCAGAGACCGGTCGTATCTTGCTCGGCATCAAGAGCAGCCATGATTATTGGGTTACGGCCAGCCTGCTTCCTATAACCCTCCAAGATTCCCGCTACAGAAATAAAGAATGCTATCGCACCGGCCAATTTCCACTGCCAAACCGCAAAACCAAAAATGGAAGGGCTCACTTGATAGCCCTCTCATGCGTACCCAGGACAGATAATAAGCGAACCGATAGCCAGCCCAGCCCATTTAAGGTATCTAAGAATACCCAGCATGGCGCTCCATTCTTGCAGATTTGCGCCATGATAGCGATTCTGTCACCCTGCATCAAGTAAATAACCGTGAGGTTCGTAAGTTATTGAAATTACGCTACAAATGCGCCTTTCGGGATACGCCCATGAAGCTCTCGGCGCGAAGAATGTGGAGTACAAGGAGTTGGTCGCATCCTAGTCCTCATGACGCTGAATATAATCAATCAGTTCTTGGATTCTGTAATTCATGGTGTTGACTGATTTCCATATCGTGAGGAATCCTGGCTGAGTACTATGCGGCGGCTTAGAGTGCGGCACTCCAGTCTGGTCTTTGAGGATGGCAACGCGATCTTTATACGGGGAACTAGCAACAGCCATTTCTACTTCATACTGCCAGTTCTTAATGTGCGTTTTCTCCATTTCTTGGAGTACCGCACTACTGTTCTGTAGTTGAGTCTCGAATCGCCTCCCTACACCGAGATAGACAACCAGTACCTCTAGAAGTTCTCGCTTCCTCGTGTTTCGCAGGTCATGATTGTCGGCGGTCAATTTCTGATTAGCTTTGACAAATTCTGTATGGGGCGCGTGGGGGGCGACGAAAATAATACAGAGGGCGAATCCTACGAGGAACGTCAGCCCTGTCCACAGCGCAGTTGCACGTGAGCGTGCTGGAGGGTTCAGATCAAGGCCGAGTTTTCCTCTCAAGGGCCAGAGCAATACTCCGGCTATAGCGATGCAAACAGCAAGCGCCGTGTATGTCTCCAAAAACTGAGACATCACGATGCACCATAACGCTGTGAAATAGCCAGACGCGACCACGCATTCCATAGCGTGCAAGTATGCTGCCTCATCGCGCGGTGATCCTCCCGGCCTTCTTGGCCTTGCTCGTCACCCATGCACAACCCAGCAGTAAAATCTCTAGTCGACTCAGCGTGTGGCGAATCAGGTATCTGCGTATCCGCCTCGCACGCACGCCCCCGGGGGTGGTTCTGTAGATGGTCGCTAATTTCGCGGCTTCAAGTATTGCCTCAACGGGCACCGCAATGTTTACCATCTTTATTCTTCCTTCTTCACGCACCACGCACCCCCACGCCATTCATGTTTCTGCCGCCAGGAGTCAGCCATCTGATTTTGTCTGGCGATCCTCTCCTGTGCTTCTTTCTGGACTAAGACGATAAGCTCTTCGTCACTCAGAGATTTTGGCCGTGCTATAGCCTCCAGGAAGATTTTTATTTTCTTCGCATTGATCAGTCGTTGCATCTCTGGACTGAACCCTGAGAAGTGATAAATCATTCTGCTACCACCAAGTCCTCGGATGGCGATTCAGGTATTGCATCAACAGAATCACCAACACGGCCATATTAGCCAGGAAAGCCAAGATACTAAGCGCCACACCTAGCGCCGCAGTTCTCTCCAGTAATCTCGCTAGACGCTCAATGTTCATCAGTCGTCACACCCAGAATGAAGCCGATACCGGAATGAGCCAACTCTGCCGATTTCGCCTGCGGTGAGTGTTCGAATACGCTTTCGCATAGCATGGACTGACGTGCTGGCTTTCTGGAATTTCATCGCTTCTCCATTCTCCACATCTCCCCCCAAATCGTCTTGTCTTGTTTGGCCTCCTGCGCCGGCACCAGCTTCCGGCACCCACCGTCCTGTTTCGCGGTATGCTCCTCCCAGGTGCCGTCGCACAGAGCCCGCGCGATCGCCCAGTAGGTCAGGGCGATGACGCTCTGCTCGGGGTTGCTGGAGGGTTCGGGATACGCGGCGAAGCCGGTCCACCGCACTTCCCCCGACTCCACGGCCACGCTGCGGATCGCGACGCTCTGGCGCGGCGGCCGGTCGATCATGGGATACAAGGGGGGATCGACGCCGCGGACCTCGGCGAAGATTACATGCGTCGCTCCGACCAAGCGCCCGACC